AAGGGTATCTGTAAACCCGCCATGCTTGAAAATCAAGGGTTTAGCTCGTTTTGGTCCAAAAAGGTAACAACCCCCTTTTTAAGGTGTTACCGCCTTGGAGCTAGTGGGGGCGGGGGTTTCTATAAAAAGGTAACACACTTTAGTAAATTTGGTTTTAGCAGCCCTCAGCTTTTTAAAAAAAAACGTACCCCGTTTTTATTGCCCCCTTAATACCCCTTATATGGAGAGGGTGTAAGACCTGTTACCTTTTTGGGGAAACGCCCGCCCCCGTTGACTCTAAGGCGGTAACACACCTTTTTAAGGTGTTACCTTTTTAAAAAGGGCGTTACTTTTACAAAATTTAAGTATTTTAAACCCTATGTTTATGGATCTTGACAATGAAAAATATAAAACCGAAAGCCAACACCAAGCGGCACTTATAAAATGGTTTTGGAATACTTACAAAGAGCACAGGGGTTTATTGTATCACAATTTCAACAACCCACGCAATAAGATACAAGGCGCCCAGCTCGTGGCCCTTGGATTAATAAAAGGAAACCCCGACTTAACGCTCTCAATACCTAAAAAAGGCTTTGGCGCTCTTTATTTGGAATTAAAAAAGCCAGGGGAAAAGCCGAGGGCTGAGCAAGTTAAACAAATGGACCGTTTAAAAAATGCGGGCAACTTAGTTGAATGGGCCGACAATGCGGAGGACGCGGCACGAATTATTTATAATTATTTGCTATAACGCATTGTATAAGGTGCGTTTTAATGCACTTTATATGTTGTTATAGGTATTTAATATATTTTATATGGGAAAATTAAAAAAAACACCAATAAAAGATTGGACTGGTTATACTATTGGTTTTGAGTGCAAAAAAAAATTTATAAAAATAATAATGTGCGATAAAGACCAAGCTGATAGTATAATATCAAAAAATCACTACTCAAAAAAACCGACTAAAAACAGTTTTTTAAATTTATTGGTTTATCACAATGATAAAGTTAGTGGTGCTTTGCAAATTGGTTACGGAATAAGACCAGAAATAAACGGAAATTTTAAAAAGGGCGAGGTAGTTGAGTTTGATCGAATGTGGCTATCCGATGAAATGCCTAAATTTTCTGAAACCATTACTTTGTCTTTATTAAATAACTTTTTGAAATCAAGGTATAAAGATTTAAAGGCAATAATTTCTTATTCAGATACAAGCGTAGGCAATGAAGGTACTATTTATAAGGCTGGTAATTACAAACTTATAGATAAATTAAAAGCAGATTTTTACATCACAGAACAAGGAGAAAGAATACACCCTGTAACAATGTGGCATAGACATAAAACAAGGGCTTGGGATTTTTTAAAAAAACAATATCCAAACATTAAAAAAGCAGAGGGTTTTCAATTAAAATATATTTATTACCTATAACAAAAAGCTAAAAACTGGGCTTTTGCCTTGTTTTTTAACTTTTGTTATTTTAATTTAAAAAAATGAGTACTAAATTAACGGATAAACAAAAAATTTTTTGTAAGGAATACATAAAAGACTTTAACGCAACCCGCGCAGCCATTGCGGCGGGGTATAGTAAAAAGACAGCTTACGCAAGTGGAGCCGAGAACCTAAGAAAACCTCAATTACAAAAAAAAATATCTGAATTAACAGCAAAAAGAGCCGAGCGGACGCAAATAACAGCGGACAACGTAGTAAAAGAATTGGCAAAAATAGGCTTTGGAACTGAGGACCAAATCGAGGGTTTTAGCCGCTTGGAAATAAAGGACAAAATAAAAGCGCTTGAGCTATTGGCCCGACATACAGGGGCCTTTAATAACGACGAAAGCACAAAAGCAATGATAAATGTAATAATGGGCAAAAATAAATAAATGGCCATAACGGTAAACTTTCCCGCCTGGGAGGACATGGTTAACGCCCCCTTTGTGAATCTCTTAGACAACAAGGACCGATATATATTATTGTGGGGCGGGCGAGGCTCAGGAAAAACGGACAGCACAATAAAAAAAATAATTGTGCGAATGTTAACGGCGCCTTATTTCAAGGGCGTTTTAGTAAGGAAAGTTTACGACACTATTAAGGAAAGCCAGTTTGAGGGTATTAAAACCGAGGTTTACAATATGGGCCTCGAAAGCCTGTTTACTTTTCGCACGTCGCCCCTTTCCATTACTTGCATAAATAAAAACCGTATTATAGCCAGGGGCTTGGACAAGGCCGACAAAATAAAGGGAGTCGATAACCCAACTTTTATTTGGTACGAAGAGGGCAACGACATGACCGAGGAGGATTTTAACACGGTTACAACAACGGTACGAAGTAACAAGGCGGACTATTTACAGGAAATTTTCAGCTTTAACCCTGAGGCCGACACGGCCAATTATAGCGACTTTTGGATTTATAAAAAGTTTTTTGCTGGCCACAGTAAAAAAACCTTTCGCAGCACTACAGCCGTGGAAGTAGAAATAAACGGCAAAAAAGAAAATGTTAATTACTCTTATAGCTCAATACACAGTACGTTTAAAGATAATCCACATTTGCCCGCCATTACTAAGGCAACTTACGAGGACCTAAAAAGGACAAACCCTTATTATTTTACAGTTTACACCCTGGGCGAGTGGGGAAATAAGGAAGTAGGCAGCCGCTTTTATAAAACTTTCAGCCATGAGCAAGTAAAGCCCACGGCTTACGATCCTGGGCGGGCCTTACATATAAGCTTGGACGAAAACGTAAACCCCTATTTAACGCTAACAGTCCACCAGGTTAAAAACGAGGGGGACGCTGTAGTAATTGAGCAAATAAACGAAATATGTTTAACAAGCCCGTTTAACACTTTAAAAGACACTTGTAAAAAGTTTATAAGCATTTACGAAAAACACACCGAGGGCCTTTATATTTATGGCGATAGGACGAGCAAGAAACAGGACAGCAAGCTCGAAAAGGGCGAAAACTTTTTTACTTTGGCCGCTAATTACTTAAAACAATTTCGGCCCGCTACTCGTTTACCAAGTCAAAACCCAGGCGTTAAGAGTCGGGGCGAGTTTATAAGCCAGGTTTTCGCGGGCAATGTTAAGGGCGTTAAAATAGTAATCGGCGAAAATTGCGGCAATACTATAAGCGATTATTTTAACTTACAGGAGGACAGCGACGGGACGAAATTTAAAAAAAAGGAAAGGGACAAAAGGAGCGGCGTAAGCTTTGAAAAGTACGGCCACACCTCAGACGCTAACGACTATTTATTTATTGAAATACTAAAAAGCCAATATTTGGACTTTATAGGCGGCGGAATAACAAAAAAGCCTATATTTGGAACAAGGCAAAGGCGCAAAAGTTATTAAAATTATGGCGTTTATTATTAAAACGGATTTATACAGATATTTGGAGCAGTCAACAATCGACCAGTTAACCGACTCGACCGACTCAATAGTTACCGAGGCAATAGCAGACGCCGAGGATAGAATAAGGGAGAAAATAAGCCCACGTTATAACCTTACAACGGAATACGCAAAAACGGGCACAAATAGACACCGCGGACTTATGAAATGCGCCATAAATTTGGCTATTTTTAATTTGTTCCAAAGGGTACATATTGACGTATTACCCGAGGGCCGTGAATTTGCGTACCAGGAGGCCGAAAAATGGCTCGACGACGTTTTTAAAGGGCGCTTAAATGTAACGCTAACAACTAACGACGAGGCAAAGGAGCAAGGCTGGCCACTACGTTGGGGAAGTCAAACTAAAAAAGGTAATCAAAGTTTTTAATTATGGGTTTTTTAGACATATTTAAGACTAAGGCAGTAAAAGCGGAAACCCGAAAGGCCCGCGAGATTATGCGGAAAGTGGTTAACACTCAGCTAAGCCGTTTTGGTATGGAAATTTCAAACTGGAAAATAGGGCTTGAAAGCTGGGAGGACGTAAACAACCCCACTACGGCGGAATTAATAAGAGTTTATAATGATATTGCCCTCGATCCACATTTAACCGCAGCAATTGAAACTCGTAAAAGCCGCACCCTTTCAAAGGACTATAAAATATGCGACGAGGACGGCGAGAAAATAGACGAGGAAAGCGAAATTTTTAACTCTATTTGGTTTCGAGATTATGTAAAATTTGCATTAGATAGCCGCTTTTATGGCTATAGCCTTATCCAATTTGGGGACAGGGTAAAAAATGGCTTTGACTATGTTAAATTGGTTCCACGGGAGTATGTTTACCCCCAAAAAATGGCGGTACGTAAAAGTTTTTTTAGTAATCAGCCCTTAATTCCTATTAAAACTGGTAAATTTGCCCCTTGGGTTCAATTTGTAGGGCGTAGAGGGGACGACTTGGGCCTACTTGCTAAGGCGGCGCCTATGTTGATATACAAGAAAACAACCCAAGCGGCTTGGGCTGAGTTTTCGGAGCTTTTCGGGGCACCTTTTCGACTTGGTAAAACCGACATACGAAACGAGGACTTACGCGACAATATGTATTTTATGCTTGAAAACATGGGCCGCAATGCTTACGGAGTTTTTAACCACGACGACGACCTGGAATTTATAGGGGACAAAAAAACGGACGCTTACGAGGTTTACGACAAATTAATAGAGCGGGCAAACAGTGAAATTTCAAAGCTTATTTTAGGCAGTACTATGGTTATGGACTCGGGCAGCTCGAGAAGCCAAGCGGAAGTACACGAAAGGACATTGGAGGCAATAGACAAAGAGGACAGCCTTTTTATTCAAGAAATTGTAAATAACGATTTTATTCCTTGGCTAAACAAAAACCACGGCTTTAATATTACGGGTTATTGGAAATTTGACGACGCCGAAAAAGTAAGCAAGGCCGAGCAATTCGAGCGAGATATTAAATTAATCCAAACGGGAAAATACAAAATACCTGGGTACTATATAACCGAAACTTACGGCACGCCATTGGAGGAAACCACCGAGGCCGAGGCTGAGCCCGAAAATTTAAACAACTCTTTGGGGGTAAAAAAAAAGCC